CTGTGCTACCTGTCAACCTTGACATAGGGGATAACACTTGACCTAGATAGGCTGATATCAACGCTTGACATTACTGGAATTATGCTGTTCGGATATTCTCCTCACACACACATACACCACTCAGATAATTTACCCCACGTCAACTGTTTGTTTGTACAGTTCAAACCAACCAGCAAATCACCGTATTCGAATATAATTAAATGCTAATGTTCCCGCCTGCGTCAGCATAGTCTAATATTAGAATATAATAATATGCCCCCGCCGTTGCGAATGAGAACGATTCGCATTGGCCCCCCACCAACCCCTTTTTATTTTAATCTTTTAATCGAATATCCTCTCCACTCACCAGTGGGACATTCTAGTCTCTAACCCCCTTCAGAATTTAAGGGGTGGTTACTGGTAGGGTTGCCTAGGGGTAGCCGAGTTAACCTGAAATAATGCCCTTAAAGGCCCTTAAAAAAGCATTGAGACCTATAGAATGAGAACAGATAAGCAAGAAAGATTCATTGAAAGTTACTGTCTTACCGGTAATGCCGCCAAAGCAGCGGAGATGGCTGGCTATTCTAAGAAGGGTAGTAAGCAGATGGGCTATATGCTCAAGAATCAATTCTCTAGTGAGATTGATGAGAGAATGAGAAAGATGATCCAAGACGCAGTTCCCGGCGCTTTAGCGCAGGTTAATGACCTAGTGGCTAATGCTGTGTCTGAAGGGGTTAGGCTTAATGCCTGTAGAGATGTACTGGATAGGGCTGGGTTTAAGCCTGTAGAGAGACAGGAAATCTCCCATGTGGAAACAAGTTCTATTGAAGAGTTAGAACAAGAGTTAAAGGCACTATTGAATTAGTTGCACTTATGAAGGACTCTTGACTTAAATGACCTTATGAGAGAGATGGTATGAGTCATGTGAGATCATTCAGTGAGGGAGGCCCAGAGGGGGAGTACCTCTATACAATCCAGAACAAGAAGAAAGTTCGCATAGGAGGCCCATACCCTAGCCCAGAACACGCTACAGCAATGTCTAAAGCAGTCTCTGAGGCTGTTGGCGAAGGTTCTGTAGCGGAGTACAGGAAGTGGTTATCTTCTAATAATGACCTGTTCACCCTAAGTACCAGAATGGGTGGGATACCTAAATCCCCTTTAATGAAAAGGCCGGGGGATGATGTGCTTACCCATAGTTTAACTCCTTGGGGACTGCTGGATATACCCTACGATTCTTGGCGAGAGCATACGATATTTAGCAAAAAGCATAACCTTCCATTCTCAGCGCCTGAAGATGAGCGAATAGCCGCTTCGAGGCTAAAAACAGATGATCTAATGGATCGTATGCCGGGGGATGGTGATGTTAGTTTGTGGGACAGGGCGAAACTAGCACTGCTTGGGGCTGGGCATCAGGCAAAACAAGGATTGGATACAGGGGAATGGTCGCCCAACTGGTACGACTATAAAGGGAATTGGGACTCTATATGGGATTTCGAAAAGAAGAAGAAGCGTGACAACTAGAGCGGTTACAAAAGCAGGGCTAGAAAAGGCGGTTGAAATAGCCAAGGAACTAAGGCAACGTGAACGCTACAACAAGATAGACGTTTACGATCCCTACCCTTACCAACTAGAATTCCACTCCACTAGCAAGGAGAATAACCAACGCTTATTGATGGCTGCCAACAGAATAGGTAAATCTTATTGTGGTGCAGCAGAGATGAGTTACCACCTGACAGGATTATACCCTGAGTGGTGGGCTGGGCGCAAGTTCAGACAACCCATTACAGCATGGGCGGGTGGTGTCTCAAACGAAACCACCAGAGATATTGTACAAGCAGAATTATTGGGTTCCCCCGATGATCCCGAAGCCTTTGGCTCTGGCGCGATTCCACGTAAACTTATAGTAAAAACGGAACGCAAGCCCGGAGTGCCAAACGCAAAGTCCGTAGCCCTCATACGGCACGTTTCCGGTGGGAACTCATCTTTACACTTCAAAGCCTATGAGATGGGTGTTGATAAATGGCAGGGTCGTTCAGTCGATGTAGTATGGCTGGATGAAGAACCCAGTAGGGAACTGTATTCCCAAGCGGTGACGCGAACCCTTGATAGGAGGGGGATGGTTTACATGACCTTCACTCCTGAGCATGGGATGACAGAGACTGTTGCGGCCTTTATGAACAACATTCAAAAGTCGCAGTCCCTGACAAACGCCACATGGGATCACGCATCAGAGAAGATACAATCCATGAAGGGTGCGGCCGGTCACCTATCAGAAGATGTGATGACCCAGATTCTCTCTGCCTACTCCCCACATGAAAGGGAGATGAGGAGATACGGCAGACCCTCTATTGGTTCGGGACTTGTGTTCCCTATCAATGAAGAAAGCCTGATGATATCTCCCATAGAGATAGAGGATCATTGGCCTAGAATAGCAGCCATAGACTTTGGCTGGGATCACCCTACAGCAGTAGTATGGTGTGCGATTGACATAGAAGAGGAAACTTTCTACATATATGACTGCTATAGAGCGTCTAAAGCAAGTCCTACATCACACTCAGAGGTTATAAGGCAAAGACCCTCATTCATACCCATCGCCTACCCACATGACGGAAATCGCAGGGATAGCATGGGGAATCCGGGTCTAGCCGACCAATATAGGAATCTAGGATGTAACTTCCTACTAGAGCATTTCACCAACCCTGTACCGTTAGGAGGGAAGAAAGGCTCCAACTCCATTGAAGAAGGCGTCATGGCGATGCTTCAATCTATGGAGGCTGGTAAGTTTAAAGTGTTCTCTACTCTCGCCCCTTGGTTTGAGGAGTTTAGAATGTACCATAGAAAGGACGGTAAGACCGTTCCATTGAGAGATGATTTAATGGCGGCTACAAGATACGCCTTCCAATCACAAAGATATGCTGTTGCTGGCTCCGACCCAGCATGGACTGGCGATCTAACATACAGGAACTACGGAATTGTCTGATAACGAAACAGAATTAATATCGCGGATACGCCAAGAGATATCAGATTCTCTTGGGTATGATGGTGAAATATCTATACAGCGAGAGAAGGCTATACAGTATTACTATGCTCTACCATTTGGTAATGAGGTAGATGGCCGTAGCCAGTACGTTGACTCTACTGTACAGGACACTGTGGAATGGATCAAACCCTCTTTGATGAGGGTGTTCGCGTCTGGTGACGAGATGGTTAAGTTCTCTCCTCATGGCCCTGAAGATGTGGATGCGGCTAAACAAGCCACTGACTACGTTAACTACGTATTCACCAAAGATAACAAAGGCTGGGAAATACTCTACTCATGGTTCCATGACGCCCTACTACAGAAAAACGGAATAGTGAAGGTATGGTGGGACGAGTATGAAGAGCCAGAAAGAGAGGAATACTCTGGGCTTAGTGAGGAAGATTTACAACTACTCATAACGCCTACAACTGTAGAGGTTGTAGAGCATACCGTATCTGGGGAGGGTCTGCATGACGTTGTGGTACTACGCTCCTCTTATGGTGGAAGAGTCCACATAGAGAACGTGCCGCCAGATGAATTCCTTATCTCAAGAGAGGCGAAAGGGATACAGGATGCGCGATTCGTCTGCCATAGAGTAAAGAAAACTGTATCAGAACTGCGGGTAATGTACCCTGATGATGACTTTGATGTGGCTGAGTTAGGCGCAGGATACAACGAGGAAGTATACAACGCAGAGAGAATGGCTCGTTACGAGTTTGATGATTCCTTTGCTTGGGGTTCTGGACAAAACGAGAATGGTGAAGAGGCTCTAAGAGAGTATTGGTTACATGAATCCTTCATCAGAACAGATTATAACGATGACGGTATTGCAGAACTACGTAAGGTTTGTACAGTAGGGGATTATATATTCTCAAATGAGGAAATAGACAAGGTTCCCCTTGTTTCTATCACTCCTTTAAAGATACCACATAAGTTCTTTGGGTTGTCGGTTGCTGATCTAGTAATGGATTTACAACTCATTAAGAGTACCTTGATGCGTAACCTAATGGACAACGCCTATAACCAGAACTTTGGTAGGTACGCTGTGCTTGAAGGTCAGGCGAATCTGGATGATTTGCTCACCCAGCGCCCGGGCGGTGTGGTAAGGGTTAAATCCCCCAACGCTGTCATGCCCTTGGCAACCCCTCCCCTACAGCCCGAATCCTTCCAGATGCTCAGTTATCTGGACGAGATAAGAGAGGCAAGGACAGGAGTAAACAAGAACACCCAAGGTATCAACGCGGATGCCCTGACAAGCCATACAACGGCTACAGCGGTGAATGCGGTGATGACCAATGCCCAGTCAAGGGTAGAGTTAATTGCCCGTCAGTTCGCGGAGACAGGCGTTAAAGAACTGATGTACTGTATATATGAACTCCTGCTAAAGAATCAAGATAAGGAACGAGTAGTAATGTTGCGAAACGAGTGGGTTCCTGTTCGCCCAGATATGTGGAGCGACAAGATGGACTGCACGGTATCTGTTGCTTTAGGCAATGGCTCAAAGGATCAGCAGATGTCGCACTTATCCCAAATGCTACAGTTTGCATCACAAGCAATGCAGGGTGGGCTACCAATCGTAACCCCAGATAATATGTACAACATAGGAGCCGCATTGATTAAAGCAATGGGCTACCAGAATGTAGATGACTTCTTAACCAAGCCACCACCGCCTCAACCACAGCAACCCAACCCTGAAGAGGAGATGGCTAAGATGGAAATGCAACTTAAACAGAAAGAGTTAGAGATTAAAGCGGCTGATGTACAGGTTAAGATGCAGAAGATTCAACAAGACGCTCAGAAGGATGCGGTAG